AGTCGAAATAAACAGACAGCGACCCGTTGTTTATAATAATCCGCTCGATCGGAAAAGCCTTATGGGAGTCCCTAAAAGCGAACGACTCCGCAAACGTCTCTAGTTTTGGTGATTTCATGCTGCCACCCCCTGAAATGGGTCAAACGCAGGTGTTTTTACGTATTCAGCCTGTTCTACAGATATGCCATTTGCTACCCGACAAGCATTATTGAAACCGTAAACCGTACAGATAAACTCTGACCCGTTGCCGTCCTCGTCTTGCCAATACAAGCAAAATTGATTTTCCCGCGTGCCTGCCTCAACTGTTATTGTGTTTAACATTTGTTTTAATCTCCTCGAATTGGTTAAGGGGCCGAAGCCCCGTTGTGTTAGGCCGCTGCGGAGGCGTCTTTGCCGCGACCAAATCCAAGATTAAAGCCGTGGTTTAAGCCTTCTCGGTATACTGTCAAGATATGGTGCATCTCTTTGGCGCTAACTCTACCGTGGTAGAATATCTCCCGACAGCCGCCACCTTCATTGCAAATCTGGTTAATCTCATAGCCGCCATAAATTCCGCTATGGTTTAAGTAATAGGTTCCGACATTGGCCCTATACTTGCCGTCCGACCCTTTAGTGTATGCTTCAGTGGCGAAGCCTAAATCTTGGTTAATTTCTGCAACCTGCCGCTCTAAAACTTTTCGTGTAATTCTCATGTGTAATTCCTTGCTGATTAAGTTATAATTTATACCGCGATGGATAAGGTCGCATGTACGATAAAAGATGTCAAAGTTTTGTTTAGAACCATTTGGCATATACATAGAACCAAACAGCATATATCGTAAAACATAGGGTTAAACATGCCTGATTATCGCCATAAGCTGGACAAGAAAACGGCCGATCGGCATTTTCCTGAGTGGTCTCACGGTGGCAAGGGATCACACGCTAGAAAGAGTTCAACCGATTCCAGGGCTGCATTTTCGGCCAACTGGGATAAGATCTTTGGTAAGGGTAAGAGCAATGAGTAATAAGAATCTCCACACCAAAACAAGAAACAGATTAGCTCGACAGGATGCACTCAGAGAGTACATGCAAGAAAGGGGATCGGTTCAATATCTTTTTGATATCATTGAGAAGATTGAGAAATTAGACCCTAATTCTGAGACATTTCAACAGGATTTGGCTAAGTACTCTAAAGTGGTGGATGTACGGCATAAAATGCTTGGGAAATATCTGCCAGAGTTGAAGGCTACAGAAATTACAGGAGAAGGTGGCGGAGATCTTCAAATAACGGTGTCAGACTTTAAGAATGCCTGATATCTCTATTCCCCATCAGTGGGAACCTAGGCCGCATCAGATCCCATTCTTTAAGGCTATGGATTCAGGTGCAAAACGTGCCTGCATCGTATGGCACAGGAGAGCTGGCAAGGGTGCAGCAACTCTAAACTTTACTGCTAAAGAGATGTTTAAGCGCGTCGGAACGTACTGGCACCTGTTCCCAGTTCAAACCCAAGCCCGTAAGGCCATCTGGAGCGGCATAGACTCAGAAGGCAGGCCGATACTCGAGCAAGTCTTTCCACAGGCCATACGGAAGCGCACAAGCAGTCAGGAAATGTTGATAGAGCTGGTCAATGGGTCAACGTGGCAGTTAACAGGATCGGACAATTACAACAATCTAGTAGGCAGCAATCCGGTCGGAGTGATATTTGACGAGTGGAGCCTATGTGATCCAAATGCTTGGGGCTACATACGTCCGATCTTGGCAGAGAATGGTGGCTGGGCTGTATTCATCTATACGCCAAGGGGAAAGAATCACGGCCACAGTCTCTATCAGATGGCCAAGAAGAGCAACGAATGGTTCTGTCAGAATCTAACGATCAACGATACCAAGCGGGCCGATGGATCACCGGTCATATCATCTGACATCATAGACAACGAACGACTGGAAGGCATGGACGAAGCACTGATCCAGCAAGAATTCTATGGGTCATTTGAGGCTCAGATTCCTGGCGCTTACTATGCCGACCAATTGACAGCTGCAAAGGAACAGGGCCGAGTCGGACGACTACCGATAGAGCCATCATTGCAAGTGCACACGGCATGGGATCTAGGCATTAGTGACGCTATGAGTATCTGGCTATTCCAAGCAATGGGCAAAGAGATACGATTGATTGGGTACTACGAGAACACGTCGAAGGGCATGGAGCATTACATTCAATGGCTCAACCAATACGCGACGACCAACAACGTGATGCTAGGGTCTCACCTTGCACCGCACGACATCGAAGTCAGAGAGCTCACCTCAGGCCGTAGCAGGAAAGAAGTGGCCAGAGAGATGGGCATATCATTCAGGACTGTACAACGACCGAGAACAAAGGCTGAAGGCATACAGGCAGTGCGACGGATGTTCCCTAGATTTTGGATAGACGACGAGAAGGCCGAACACGGATACAACTGCATCGCATCATACCATCGAGAATACGACGACAAGCGCCAAGTGTTTCGTGATACACCTGTACACGACTGGGCATCACATGGGGCCGATGCTCTACAGACCCTTGCACTAGGATGGCAGGAATCAATGGTCTCAGGGCATAGACCACAACCGAGACAGGCCAAGGTGCAGTTTAGTGTCTTCTGATGCATACGTTGTATTCACTAACGACTCAGGCCATTGGTGGTCACCGCTACTGCATCCGTTCATCAAGCACTGTTATCTGATGATGGCAGACCGAGGCCGATGGTTGATCTATGGCAAGTCAATGCACTATGTAGACCTGTTTACTATCGATCGACAAATGGATAAAATCGATGAGGTTATCATTGTCAAAATCGATCGTAAGACCGCGAGGCAATCATTATTCATGCTAAATACATGCGTAGGACACGTTAAACAGATTCTAGGCATCAACCGACCGTTCATCTGGACACCATACCAGTTGTACAAGTATCTGGAGAAAACAAAATGAAGAAACCAAAGGCACCAAAACCAACGGCTCAAGAAGTAGCAATAGACATCAGGCAGAAAAAGGCACTCGATGAGGAGATTGGAGAGCAGGAAGAAAGGTTCAAGGCTTTAGCACGAGGCAAGCTAGGCTCTTCATCTTTATTGGGTGGTGCTCCACGTTCTAGGTCTGAGGCCGCTATGGGTGGCAGGGGATCTAGGGGTGCTGCTGCTGGTGCTGGTAGATCAATGCTAGGCGGTTTAGCTGGTTCTGGTCGTGGTCGTGGTGCTGGCGGTGCTGCTGCTGCGATTAAAGCTGGATTAATGACTTCGACAATGGGCAGATAACATGAAACTTCCACCCAATCTAGGATCTATGCAGGATCTCAAGACCCGAGAGGCTAGGGCTTTTGATGCTGAGTATTTATGGCACGACCAACTGTCGGACGTGTACGAATACTTCCTTCCCCAACGGAACCTGTTCGACAATCAGGATAAAGGCCAGAAGAAGATGGAGCGCATCTTTGATTCCACTTCTCTAACGTCTATCCAACAAGGGGCCAGTAAACTACAAGAGAACATTGCACCGATCTGGGCTAGGTGGGCCACGTTTAACCCGTCGAATGAAGTTCTCAAGCTGCTAGAGTCAGGCGACTTCAACGTCAGCGAGCGTCAGATCAGGGAGAACCTAGAAGAACAGGCCGTTATTGTCTTTGATTATATCAACCGGTCTAACTTCGGGACTCAATTCTACGAGGCTGCGCTAGATCTTTTGATCGGGACTGCTACCTTACGGATTGATGAGACCGACGACGAAGATATGCCGATTGTCTTCCATTGTGTGCCACAGAAAGGTATCGCATTTGAAGAAGGCCCGTATGGAAACATTGAGACCCACTGGAGACGGTTCAAGGTCAAGGCCAGATTGCTAGAACGGATGTGGAAAGGGTTCGAGCCATCGCCCACCATCCAAGAAATGATCGACAACCAGCCCAATGCAGAGGTTGAACTGTCCGAAGGTGTCATCTTTGACCCCAAGACCAAGCGATACTACGGTTGTGTATGGGTTAAGCAGGAAGAACGCCTATCTTGGACAGAAGATTTTGGTGTTTCATCGCCTTGGGTAACGGGCCGGTACACTAAAGTCTCTGGTGAGGTGCGAGGTCGTGGGCCAGCCATGCAAACGCTGCCCGATGTACGGTCATTGAACAAGGCCAAAGAGTTTGTATTGCAGAAGGCGGCTATTGATCTAGCGGGTATGTACACTGCTACCGATGACGGGGTGACTAATCCCTACAATATGGTTATAGCGCCAGGTATTGTTATCCCAGTAGGCTCTAACAACACCAACAACCCGTCGATCCAACGGTTAGACACGTCAAGTAGCCTAGCACTAGCGCAATTTGAAATCTCAGAACTGCAAAATGCTATTAAACTTGCCATGTTCAACGATCTGAGAGACCCAGCAGGGCCGGTTAGGACTGCAACGGAGATAGCTATCGAGTCCAGAGAGCTAGCCAAGCGTATTGGTTCAGCATTTGGACGGTTGCAGACTGAAATATTGATCCCAATCCTCAAGCGAGTCGTGTCTATCTTGATTCGTCGTGGGTTAATCACGCCTATTGAGTTGGATGGCCGTGATGTAGAGATCAAATTCACGTCACCATTAGCACGAGCACAGGATTCCGAAGACATTCTAGCGGTACAACAAGCTGTAGAGTTTGTTCTAGCAACTGCTGGGCCTGACCAAGTGCAAATGGCATTTAAGATTGAGGACTTTGGAACCTGGGTAGCAGAGAAAACAGGTATGAGTTCTGAATTAGTCCGTGATGACGCAGAGAAACAGCAGATTATCCAAGCTGGAGCGGAAGCTAAACAGATGGAGATGCAAGGTTCTACTCAACAACCACCACAACTACAGGCCGTTCAATGAGTTGGGAAGACTTAGAGATAGATACGGGGAAAGCACAGAAAGCACAAAGCGCAATCAGGGAAAAACAAGCCGAACTAGCCAAGGCTTATAACCGTTGCTTTGCAACTGACGACGGTAACAGGGTACTAGAAGACCTGAGCAAACGCTTTCTACTAGAGAACGACACTTCTCTTGCTGCACAGAATATAAACTATGAGGCCGCTTACCATAACGGGGAGACCGGAGTCATGAGGTTTATTGTTCACCAAATCCAGCAAGCGGAGAAGCTATGACAGAAGTAATGGAAGTAGAAGAAGTTAAAAAGAAAGGACGACCAAAGAAAGAAACCCCATTCGTCGAAGTAATTTGCGACGAACGGCAATACTTGTTGAGCAGAGACTTTAAATTTGAATGGCTAGATCTGCTTGCGGCACAGTATGGGTTTGATAAGTTCGAGTATCTTCATAAATTTAAAGCGTTCAGATGTTACCGACAAAATAAGCATTTAGATTGGATCGACATTAACGATCTATCTTTACTTAACGGCGGTAGACGGATTGACGAAATCCCCTTGAAGCATCAAGCGGTCAGTCCTAAACGGGCTGTAATTCAATATGCGTGGAGATAACTATGAGTGAACAATCAGTAGAAAACGATGTTGCAGTAGAAGCACAACCAGTCAGTTTAGTAGATGCTGCCCAGCCAGAATTATCTGAGGGTGAGTATTTCCTAACTGACGGGATTAAAGGAACCGGTGAGGCACCAGAGTGGTACAAGTCTGACAGATACAAGTCAGTTGCAGATCAAGCCGCTGCCTATACTGAGCTAGAAAAGAAGTTTGGTGCGTTCAAGGGTGCTCCTAAAGACGGCTACTCAATGCCCGAAGGTATCGACAAAGAAGATGAGTTGATGCAAGAGCTAATGGGCTTTGCTGCTGAGACTAATATGTCTCAAGACTACTTTAATAAAGCGTGGGATTTATTGTCTGCTCAATCTGAGGCTGTAGAAGAAGTATCTGCTGAAATTGAGATTGCCAAGCTAGGTGACAATGCAACGGATCGTATCAAAACAGTAGAACAGTTTATGAAGAATAATCTGGACGCTGAGGTCTACGAGCAAGTTCGTTATGCTGTTAACTCTGCTGACTCTATTATGCTGGTAGAGGCATTGATTAAGAGTACGGCACCGCAAAAGCTACCTATCGACGGGCATGTTGTTC